TTTTAGTTGACAGTATTGTCTGTTGCAGGTGTATCTTTCGTGAAGGTTGCTGCTCTGTATTCAAACCAGCATGGAACCCTCCAGAACGTGCTGCCTTCTGTTCTCCCCTCTGCCACATTCACTGGAGTGGTTACTTGAACCTTGAACCCGGTGGCTGAGGTGAACTCTTTGTTTGCTTTGAAGACTTTGTGCAAGTCCCCAATGATCGTGTCTGATACTCCGTCACCCTCACCCAGTTTAGTCACTACAGTGATTTGGTATAACCCGAAGAACTCTTCAAGGTCTCCACTCAGAGATGAGGACTTATTAAGCGAAGGCATCAGATGCACTTCAAGCACTGGCTTTGTTGTTTGAGGAGCAACTACGTTATCCCACTTGGCAACGTAATCTTTCCCAACCAAGTATGTGCTAAGTGCCTTATTCAAAAGCCCCCTTACCTGAGCTTGACTCATATCTCCTCCTTATTCTGCGTGCAATGCAATCGCATCTGCAACGATACTTCTGAACATAGCCTCTGATGTCGTGATCCTTACTACACCATTTGGTGCCTGTCGGGAACTCCCGTACTCAAGGTCATAGCCATATTCAACATGGTTCTGGATGTAAGCAACTTGACCAGCCGTGAAGCTGTTGGCTTTAAGTGACAGAGACTGGAGCGTTACACTACCAGTGGTGTCCTTTCTATCAATCTCATGAGTGTTTCCATCAAACGATAGTTGCCAGTTACCTTTAAAGTGTCCAGTGTCAATTGGTGATAGTGTGATGAGCTGAGTTCCGAGTCTGATAATGATCGTTTGCAGAACATTGTCGATCCGTGCCTGTGTCTCTTCTACCCACTTATTGATGATGTCCTCAAAGGTACTCATTAGTTCCTCACTTGCAGCTTCCAGCCACATGCCAGTTCATTGCTATCCCAAGCCTCAATGTTCAACACAGTTGCCCTCTCACCGCCAATAACGATTACATCGCCAGTGAGTGGTGGGGGAGTCTCCTGTTTATTGATCAAGATTGGGGACAGGTAAACCTTGAAGTCTCCGTATTGAATTGCTGTATTGGTGAAGTCGAATGTCTTGTAGTTGACCCTCAAGCCACTCCCTTCGTAGACCTCAGTCCGTCCCGGGATTACTGTACTTGTCTCTGGGTCATAAACACCTTCAACTTCTTTGACCAGTTGCAAAGCCACTCCACTTCCCTTTGGGGCTGGGGCCAAGTTCCTAATCACCATCGCTCTCAGGTTAGCTTGAATACCCATCATCACCTCCGTAAAGGTAATCAACTCCAACATACTTGGTGTCGGATTTGAGTGTGTTGATGTATCCACCCTGAGCATCAATTAACACGCCTTGTGCGACATTGACATTCTCTGTATCAAGTACTCTTTGCTTGACTGCTGTCATTTCGCTGGAGGTACCTGTCACTTCTTGTTGTGTAGTTCCAAGTTCTGCTCTCAACTCAACGATGTCAGTCTCTGTACCTGTTACCCTCATCTCCAAGGTTGTAAAGCCTGTTTCGATGTTGCTAATTGCATGATCGTGTCCGTCAACCCTAACTTCCAAGGTTTGGATGTCTTTGGTGTTCTCAGTAACGTTCAGGTTTGTGTCCTTTAGTGCTACTGCAAGATCACTTGAGGGGCTGTAGCATGGTTGCCTAGCCTTTGGTCGGGTATCACATACAAGAGGCTTCTTATCGCATAGGCGGAAGTCAAGGAGCTTATTACGTTCACCAAGTCCACCTACCCAAGGCATCAAGTTTGCAGGGATTTGAGATTTGGCATTCTTAACCAGATAGTCAAGGGCTTTGAGGTAGTTTGTACCTGTGCTCCTTGCAATGGACAAGTCACCAATCTGCTCTCTTGTTGATTCAGAGCTTACGACAAAGGAAGCGCTGATTGCGGCAAAGACTACAGCAGAGTTTACGCTACCTTTACCCATTGCCAAAAACTGTCCGTATTGTGCATCTGTAAACAGTGGGTAGTACGGGCTACCTTCGATGTCACCCAACATAAGGGCAATCATCATTTTCTTTTCTTCGTCACTCATATTCACTCCTCACAAACAACAAAGGGCCAGCACTAGCCAGCCCTTTGATTATCCCTTAGGACTTGGTGAGGTCGAACACTGCGCCCGGAACCATAAGTACGTTCAGGAAGTTCTGTTCCGACTTGATCATGATCAGGTCGTCCTCTTCGTTGATGCGTTCAGCGTAGTAGCTGCCTTGAGACTTCTTGTTGATAGCCTTGAATGTGTTGGCTGGAGCGTAGTGGGTTTTGAACATACCACGAACACCCAGTGGAACAACTACAGCTTTGTCAGCCTCAATGTACTGAACCCAGTTGCCGTCCGGTGCATCGTAACCAGCAGTTCCGCAGTCAACAAAAGTCAGACCCCAGAATGTCAGGGTACGGAAGTTTGCATCGTAACCAACTTCGCTTCCCGGTTTACCCAGCAACAGCATCTGATCCAGATTCAACTGAGCAACTTTTACAGCGTCAGTGATGAACGGGTTGGTGTACACTGCGTCGAAGTAATCAGTGCCACACAGAACCATGATACGGCTGTACTGACCACCGTTGAAGTTACGCAGGGCCATACGCATTGCACGCTCTACCTTGGAGGCAGAAATACGTGGGTCGTTGGCGCCGGACAGCTCCAGATTGAAAGTCTGGCGGGTTTCACCGAACTCCTTATACCAGTCGATGGTGTCACCGTAGGTCTGAGCCAGAGTGCCGTTTGGTGCGTAAACAGTACCGGACATCAGCAACTGCATACGGGCAACTTCCATTGTCAGGTCGTGCATACCACGGATTGCAGTAGCCTTCTCGATACGAACGTCATCAACTTCAGCCAGACCAGCAGCTTCAAAGATGTCGTTGAACTTGGCAATACCGTCGATATCCGATGGCTTGATTGCGTCACGAACTGCGAAGTGTGGAACCTTGGCAGTCAGGAAGCCACGAGTTGGGCGTTCAACAATGGTGTAGTCTTGCGAGTCCCAGTTGCTATCCTTCAGGATGTGCGCTTTGTGTGCGATGCGAGCAATCTCGATGGTCTTCAGGGACAGGTAGTTGTCACTGAAAATCCCCAGAGCGCCGGTTAGGCCAACTACTCGGGGAACGTTCACCAGAATGTCGGTCAGGTCAACGTATGTACCTTCGTTATTACGATCAATTACCAATGTCATATATCTTTGCTCCTATTATTTGGTGAAGGGCCAACCTCTGCTGGCCCTTAAAAGTTTCTTACTCAACAGTTTCCAGAACAACCAGACCTTGACCAGCCAGCAACTCTTTCAAAGTGGTTAGTTGGGTAGCGTTGAACGTGTGTTGAGCTTTCTTCAGATAGAACTCTTTCAAGAAGGCCGGGCCACGTTTAACTACCAGACCGTTGAAGAAGCCAGCCTTGATAGCCTTTGGTGTGAAGTTGGCTTTGAAGCCGTAGTGGTCTCCATAGACAACACCAAACTCGTTGGTGGCTACCAGACTTGCGACGGTAGCAGCAGCCCAAGGAGCGGCTGGGTCAAGCGACTTAGCACGGAAGACAACTTGTCCGAAAGGGATGACACCGGCTGGGGTGATATTTGCGTTCTCGTTGTTGTATGCACCAATCTCGTGATAGATGATCAGGTCAGAAGCGCGTGGCAGTTCATCTGGAAGGGCTTGAAAAGGCATGATGTTTCCTCTTAATAAATGGGTTGATTACTTACGTTCAGCAGCAATACGAGCTGCAATACGTTCTGCTGTACTCAGGTGAGCACTTGCAGGCTTAGTCGGCTCAGGTGTCTCAGCGCCTTCACTACCAGCTTCTGTCATCAGAGGGCCACCAACCACAGCATCTTTGGCTGCTTGCAGTGTACCGAGGACTACAGAGAACGAAGCGTCATCTAGGCCAGCAAAGGCTGCCAGATTGGCTTCAACTTTATCAGCAGCAAGTACTGCGGACAGTTGGGTCTTACGAGATGCCAGAGAAGCGTCAGCTTGTGCCTTCTCGATGGCTGCAAGGGATGCTACTGCTTTTGCGAGCTCTTCACCTTGGGTTGCCATAGCGGCTGTCAGTGTTGTAAGTTGTGTAGCGCTTGCAGCGATGGCTTCATCTTTCAGGGCCAGAGCTGTTTTGAATTCTGCTTCGTTCATATCAATTGTTACCTCGTCAGTATTGAATTTATGTTTTCTCTCAGTGGAAACTTGAGAACCTTGTGCAACATCAGCCAAGTATGTCCAGAAGTCTTCTGGGGTCATAATGCTGTCAGCCAAACCAAGGTCAATAGACTCTTGTGCAAGGAAGACGTTTGCTTCTGTTGCCTTTACAGCGTCTTGAGTCATACCACGGTGTGTCGCTACATGGGCTGTGAAGCCTTCATAGAGAGTGTCCACCTGACCTTGCAGTCTGTCGATAAACTCTTTGGTAAAGGAACCATCCTCTGCGAATGGAACTTTGTCCTTACCCGCTGTAATGAATGTCCGTTCAACACCTTCTTTCTCCAACTGCTTGGAGTTGTTGTAGAGTTGAATCAAGACTCCAATGGAGCCAACCATACTGTCAGAACTGAGGATAATTTCATCAGCGATACAAGTAAGTCCGTAGCAGGCAGATGCCGACATTCCGTCAACATAGGCAATCAGTTTGATACCATTATCATCAGCAAGTTTTCTGATATAGTTACCAGTGTCCATCATGCCGTGGGCTTCACCACCACCAGAGTCAGCAAGCATCGCGACTGTAGTAGCACCCATTGCCACCATACCCTCCATCTGTTCCTTCAGGCTTACATAAGAAGTACCACCACAATCGAATCCCATGATTGTCACAGGCTTATAAGATAGTGGGCCTTCAATATACATGACACCTGTCTTTGTATCTGGGTTGTAGTTGTCAGCATACCGACTACCACCACCTCCACCAGATTTCATCTCTGTAACTGGCAACTCTGAGTCAGCACTACGGCTTGTCAGATAATCCATCACAGTTTCAAATGTATTCTGGTCAATGAGGTGTGGGGTATTCTGCAACTTACTCTTGATACGAATCAGCTCGTGAGCCATCGTTATCTCCTTTAAGTATTTTCGTTGTTTGAGACAGATGAATCACCGCTGCCACTTGTGTCGTTTCCGTTAGTGTTTCCCATTCCGCTTTCCATGCCATTACCTGACTCTGAAGTAGGTGTGCCAAGGAGCTTCAGGAGCTCTTCAAGGGGCATATCGTCTGGAACTCGATAGTCGATACCGCCACGCTCCAGAACAGCGTTAATCACTTGTGGAGTGATAGGAAGCAAGCCAGTAGCCTTCACTCGTTGGAAGTACTTACCGAAGTTGTCCATCGTCTCTTGGTTAGGAAGTTCAAAGTCGAAGAATGGAACCACATCAGTGGGCCACCCGTTCAATGCAAACAATTGCGGGATCAAGTCATGGTTGAGTTGATCACGAATCTCGGTCAGACGACTCTTTACAGCCAAGTCCATGATACTGGTCTTGGATTCTGCCAGAGAGTAGCTGCCACCATTACCACCCATCGCCAGTACGTCTGCGAACAAACCTACCTGAATCTCCCGGGCATAACGGTTGATGATTTCGTTTACGTTGTACGACTTACCGCCAGAGATGTTCTTGATGTCAAAGTCAAACTGTTTGTTCTTCTGTTCGTCAAGTAGCATTGGGAGGATGAACCCGCTCTGTCGAGCTTGGTGTGCGTTCTCCATCATGCGTTCGTACATCTTGAGGCTCTGTTTACGATCCTCATCAGCATCTGCAACCAAGTACTCAGGTGGAAGGTACAGGATCTTGAATGCGTTGTTATCTTGAGCTGTGCCGATGGCTTCAGACTCTTGATACGCTTGCTTCATTTTCCATGCCTGCCAAACACCGACTAGAGGTGAGTTGCCTTCTGGGTTATCATTCAGAGGGTTATGTCTGAACAAAAGGAACTTCTTGCGAGGGATGTATTTCAACTCATAAGTGTCAAAGGCTCTTGGAGCCATCGCTCTGTAAGTCTCATCAACACTCAGGCCATCTGCAAGGTTGGTTGGGATGATGGCTCGTTGCCACAGTCCATCCAAATCACGACCGGAGTTCTTCCACTCCCATTCAGCGATAGTACCTTGCCCACGGATTGGCATTCGCTTCAAGCCCCAAAGGCCATCATCGAACTTACTGCCGTATTGTTTGTTTCTGAACCGGAACACCTTCTCCATAACAGCAAAACCGTAACGGTTAAAGCTTGCAGCGGATTGGATGAATGCAGCCCAGCTATGATCCATGTCATCTTTAACTTGAGTGAGGAACTTTGCTTTCTCAGCCAGCTCTTTCTCGTAACCCTTGGGGATCTTAACCTTCCAAGTTGCTTCACAGATTTTGGTCTCTACAAAGTCAAGCGAAGGGTGAACTGCTCCATCCTTCGCCATCTTTTTGAATGTGTGGTAAGCGTAGGGCCAGCGCAGCTCATAGTTGCACTCTTCCCAAATCTTACCACCCAATGTCACGAGACCAGAGTAGCCTGTTTCGCCTTTTGTGATTACCGGAGCTTTCTCAGATCCTTTCTCAAGGGAAAGGTTGGCGTCTTCAGCACCTGTGTCTTCAGCCATATCCTCTCCTTAGTTGAATGGGGATTTACTCGTTAGGTTCATAGAGCTCAAACCAGAGTACATCTTCGGGATGTTAAGTCTTTGTGCGAGGATTGAAATGCAGTCAGACAAGGCGTCAACCATATCGTCGTGTCCCATCTCGCCACTTCGTCTTAAACCATTAAAGGCTTCAAGCTCTCTGAATACAAACTTGTTATCACCTTGGATGTTGTTCTCGTAGTCTATGCCACAGTTCTTGCGGAACTTGATATGTCCGTTCATTGCGAGGGACGAGAAAGGCCTAAACCTATCAAGCTTCGACTGGCTGGTCTTAACAACTCTGACCGTGTAACCTGCCTCTCCGATAGAGCGTGTTAGGAAGCTTGTGGCTGCCTTAGCTGCTGCACCGGGGTCAAGTGGGATCAGGATGTCTACACCCTTGCCATCATTCTTTGCGTTGTCTATGACGAACTTATACCAGTCACCAAATGGGATGCGTGTTCTTTGTACGTCATGAATGAAATAATCACCACTTTTCAGTTTGCTGACCTTAGCTGATGCCGTGTAGTCGGGTGATGTATTTGCGGAACTTTTCAATGTACCGGCGAAGTCGTAAGCTCGTACTGTTTTAACAATCTCAGAAGCTGGCGGCTCTTCAAGAGCATCATCACCACACCAAGATCGTTGGAAGTATGTACTACCCTCTTCACGAGCAGTCCAGTCACCCAGCAACAACCTACGCATCTCTACGTTTGGAAGTGCTTCAAGGTTCGACTTGTACTCGGGTTGAGCTTCCATTAGACTTGGGTTATCCAGAAGCGTGCCAAGCAATACTTGGAAGGCAATAGGCTTAACTTGGTCTTTATGGTTGTCAGGCAGATGTTTCTTCTTGTACTTCTCAAACAGCTCTTCGTATGTATCACCCCAACACAGTTCACCGCCAATACGGAGAAGGTATCTTGTAATACCGTTCTTTGCAGGGTCAGCAATACCATGCTCTGGATGACCTTCTGGATACAACCACCACTTAACCCATTCAAACAAGAAGCTATCGGGGTCAGGGTTGCACGACAACCAAATACTTGGCGTCATCTTTGCATCAGTACGAAGTCGAGATACCAACCACCAGATATGATCCTCAGAGGCGTGAGTTGCTTCATCGTAGAATACGGAGGAGAGAGCCAAACCCTGATAGAGTTGACCTGCACCATCGTTCTCATAGTGAGAGAAGCTTACTGAAGCGCCGGAAGGGAATACAATCTTCTGGTCTTTGGTTTTGAACTTTAACTGCGGTACACCATTAATTGGTGGGTAGACTTTGGTATAGAGCTTACAAGCTTCTTGGAACAAACCACCAGACTTCATGATCGCTGTACTGTTCTTACGAATACAGAAACCGTTGTAGTTGGGGTCGTTCGTCCACCTTAGGTGCCTCATCAAACCTACATAACTTTTACTAGATCCAGCGGCACCACCAACAACAAGAATCTTGGCATTCGATTTCAAATACTTCTCTTGAAAGGGTGAGCGCGGACGGACAATAATGTCATCAGACATCCTTACCTCCGTTCAGAGAGAAGCTTAAAATCTTATAGTTTCTCTCTATCTATGTCCCAATTCTAACAACTTTCGACTATGATGTCAATAGCTGCTTAAACTTATTTGGAACTGTTGTCAACATAAGTTTTAGTCATCTTTGCACGATCACGACCGCCGAAGCCATCTGCCTTGCAAACTGCCTTGAACTCTTCCCATTCCATCGCGTCCAG